TTGCACTTGCGTCTGCGACTTGATCTGTTCTGCGGCCACAACGGTGACGTCAGGCTGAGGAGGCTGCTGCGGAGGGGCCTTTGATGGCTCAGTCCAGAACCTCTCAGGCTGGGAGAAATCTGCCGCTTTGGTGACTTCCTTGGCGGTTTCGTAGAAGTTCTGCGGCTGCACGATGGGAAGCCCAGCCATGGCGGCTTCCTTCTGCATGTTCGCAATCATCATGATCCGCTGTAACAGGGCATCCTTGTTTCCAGCCCCGTATCCAACAGTGATGCGAAAGTCGGTTCTACGCCGCCACGTCGAAGGGTCTATATCCACCCATTGACCAGACAGCTTGACCGTATCGGTCTTGTGCCCGCCCTTCAGGACAAGGGAATGCAGGACTGCAAAGAGCCTTTCGATACCATTGGAGAAATGACGGGCGATCTGCTCGACCCGTTGGGCCGCCATGCTCGAAAGCTGCTGAATGCCGTGAGCAGTCTGGTTCAGCGCGTTCTGATCCGTTCCCTGAAAGTAGCGGTTAACTCCTGTTCTACCTTCGGTCACCTGTTCGAGGAACCCCAGCGCCTCAACAGCCTGCGGGAATACGAACGGGACCGGGAACGGCGCTACGGACTGGCCGAATATCGCCCCAGGCTTTCCGCGAACAATTCCACCCGGACGACTGACCAGAAGGTCGTCCAGGTTGACCATGGACGGATCGGCAAAGGTTCTGGGGTTGTTCGAGAGATACAGGTTATCGAGGCCCTGCCGCCAGATGACGGTCTTGATGGCCTGGATGTCTGCAGTGTTGTCGGCAATCGACAACCCCACATGCCGATGCGGCATGGGATCGGGACAAAGAACTCCAACCGGGATGTCGTTGCACTCTTCCCGATAGATGATCTTCGTACCAACTACCACGCAGTAGTTCAGCTCGGAGATTCCATCCTCATCGAAGTCGTACTGAATCCAGACATAGCGGGTCTTGACCCGTCTACGGGATGCATCGACCTCGTTATCATCGCCGCTGTTTTCGGCGTACTGATCCCTTGCCGCATCCTCTTCGGATGCGTACGGATCATCCCCGGACTCCACATCCTCCGGGATGTCATATCCGTCGCGGCGAAGGTCAGAGATCGCCACCCAGTCGAAGTATTCGAAGTACGGACATCCCACGAGCTGCACATCTTTGTGCTTCTCGCTGACCCTCACCCTTTCTGGGGGGAGCGCCTCAATGCAATAGCTGACCTCTTCCTTGACTCTCCTGATCTCAAGGTCATAGAGCATGACCGGCTGCATGACCGGGCCATCAGGACCCATGGCGGGCTGCCCCATCTGATCCATGGCTGGCTGCTGCGCCTCTTCGTCTGGGTATTCCTTGAGCGACAGGACTTCGGGCTTGTCCTGCATGATGAGCGCAATACCGGTTTGGGTCTGGCGCTCATACTTCTCGATCTCTACCTGCCTGCGCTTTTCCTTATAGGCATACAGATATCCCGCCTTGGTCAGCAGGGCATCTTTTGCGCCAGTGGTGAAGATCTCGAACCAATTGTTCTTCTGCAGCGCAATGTAGTTCAGGTACTGCGCTTCCTGCTTGGCTCCGGCTTCATCCTCAGGTCCTACAGGGGGGATATCCACCACGTCATCGCCGTTCGCGAAGATGCGCGCCAATGACGGTAGCATCCACTGGATGGTTTCATAGACCGTACGGTCAACGACCTGGGATCTTCCATCAGGAGCCGGTGACGTATTGCGACCCAGATAGGCATCAATGGCCGCTGCACGCTCGGATGACAGCGTATCGTCATCCGCACCATATGCGGAGTTCGATGCGCTCTCTATCGCGTTGTACAGTGAGTCTAGGTCCATGGTGTCCTTTACATCAGCAGAAGCAGCGCTTCCTCTTCGTCCTGCATCTCAATCTCGCGGATCATCAACAGGCGAAGCTCTGCCAGCTCCGCAGCCTCTGCGTAGGCCTTTGCAATCCTGTTCAGATAGGGAGTGATGTCGATGCCGACATTCGTTGCTATGTCGGGCTGCTCGATCTTTACCGGCGCGACGATTCTGGTCCGGCCCTTGTCGAGCCGTTTGACGACAATGGTCTCTGCCTGCTGCCTGGCGGCCTGCGTGGCAACCTCTGCAGCACGCTCCAGTATTGCCCTGGCGTGCGAGGCGTCCTCTACCGGGAATGCCTGTCCGTCAATCTCGACGTAGTAGCGCCTCTTGCGACTACTACCGGCACCAGTTGATGGATTGCCATTCGTAGCAGAGGCCGATAGGGATATCGTCCCAATCGTGGCAGATAGATCACCGGTGCTGGCACTTCCCAGAGAACCATCAGCAGAGATGGATATCGCCCCAATGTTTACAGATAGCGCACCATTGAGCGCTACCGATCCAGCGCTGGATATCCCAACCGCCCCAAGCTGAATCGATGCAGCGGCATTGAGCGAAACACTACCAGCGGACGATAGAGCGATCGCGCCGATGGCCTGCGACAAATCACCCGTAATGGATGCTGCCAACTGCCCATCAGAGGACAGCGTTACAGCCCCAATGGACTTCGATAGATCACCGTTGAGCGATACGCTTCCTGCTCCGGATAGCGTAATTGCGCCAATGGCCTTACTGAGATCGGCATTAAGGGACAGTGAACCAGTTGCCGATAAAGTAACTGCTCCAATAGCTTTGGACAGATCGCCATTAAGCGATACCGATCCTGCACTGGATAGTGTTACAGCGCCAATAGTTGCGCTGAGCGATCCAGTTCTACTGGGTAATGTTGCGATCCAGCGTAAGCCTAATGGCCTATTCCGCAGTTTCCTCCTGCGTCCGGATCGTGCGAATAGCCCAGCCATTCACGGGCTTTATGCGTTCGCTGCAGACAGGGTAAATGAATTCACCGTAAATGGCTGGCCAGAGGCGAATGACGTGTTATCCACCGTCATGTCTCCGCCGCCGCCAGTCGCGGTTACAGTTCCCTGCGCATGACACGTCGTACCGTCCGACGCATAGAGACGAAAGTGCGCAGCAGTCCCAGTGTTATCAGCGCTCGCATCAGACCACGTCCCGGACTTCGCCTTGCTCCCGCTAGATGCGGCAGCCATCCAGTCCGATGGCAATGAGAGTGTCGCCAATACCGTCCCGCTGTCAGCTGTTCCACAGTCCGCAGGAGCTGCACCTGTTCGAATCTTCAATACTGCAGATGTACTGATAGCCGTCTCGATGGCATCGAGCATGGAATTACGAACTGTGGTGCTGAACTGAAGTGCCATTATCGTTCCCTCACGTAGAGAGTCCCTGAAAGCGTGATCGCATCCGCAGGAGCCCGAGTAAGCCTCACAACAATCGTGGTGTTGGCCTGGCTTGCTCCTGGGCAGCATCCATCCGGCCACCAGTTCTGATAGCCCACGCGAACATTGAAGTTGTCCGAATGAAGCGTTGCAGTGGTGCCCGTATTGGCTACCGTGGTGTTGTTCACTTCGGAGGTGAATCCTGACGCAGTGTCAATCGGATCAATGGGAACTGGAGTCGGAGCCGATCCAGCCGAACCGCTCGTGGTGAACCCGCGAATGATCTGCACCGGCAGACATTCCTCATTCGCATCACCTACGTCCGCTACCCCCGTCTGCGACAGGAACAGCCCGAGAATGTCCACGGGCTTGTCATCGGCAGGGGTGATCTCGAACAAGTCCTGAATCGCACTTACTGATACGTTGTCGAACTGGACGGTATAGACGCGGCTCATGGATGTTCCTCAGATCGCAAAGGCGTTCACTGCCGCATCCACTGCGGTCTGTACCGCAGAGTCAGACGCAGCCAACACTTGGGCCGATGTCAGTGCCTTGTTCTGCGCAAGCACTGCCCAGAGAATCGCTGGCACCTGTGAATCAGGCTCCTGAAACGCCAAACGAGCCCACTGCTTGCGCGCTTCGTGGTTAGGTACAGTTCTGGGGTCTTCGGCGCGAATCGCATCCGCAGACACGATCATTGCGACCTTGACCTTGTCCTTCAGCCCCTGATCAGCAAACGCCGCCAGGATCTCTGCGTAAGTCATAA